AAGAATTTACCCTATGGAAACGCTTCGGAAGGAAGTGAAGCGTTACAATGAACAATTTGTCGAACAGGGGCGGGCACTAGGAGAGTTGGGACATCCAGAAGGACCAACAATCAATCTAGAGAGAGTTTCCCATATAATCAAAGAACTGAAAGAAGATGGGAAAAATTTTATAGGTCGTGCAAAAATTCTCGAAACTCCATACGGAAAAATTGTGAAAAATCTTATTGATGAAGGTGTTAAATTGGGGGTTTCTTCCCGTGGAATGGGTAGTCTTGAACAGAAAGCTCAAGTATCATATGTGAAAAATGACTTTTTCCTTGCAACTGCAGCAGATATTGTTGCAGACCCGAGTGCTCCAGATGCATTTGTTTCAGGGGTGATGGAAGGACGCGAGTGGATTTATGAAAGTGGTATGTTCAAATCAGTAGATTTGGAAAACTATAAAACAGAGATTGAAGAATCTTCAAAGCAAGAAAGAGAAAAAATAATGATGAAAGGATTGGTAAAAATGTTAAGAAATATCGCGTAAATTTTCTTTTTTATAAATAATGAAGAAGATTATATAAAATTTTCACAAATTTAATCAGGAGAAAGACTCAATGAGTAAACTTGGAGATACAATTCGTGGGGTTTTAGAACCTTCCGAAATCACAGAAGCAACAGCTGCAGGGGATAAAACTCCTAAAGCTATTGATCCAAAGGTAGCTAAAAGTGAAATACAGGATTTGGGTCCAGCTGTTGAAAAACCCGATGAAAAAGATTCTGGCCCATCAAAAGTGTCTGGTAAAGCTAAGAAAGACCCCGCCAAAAAGATCAAAGAAAAAGTTGAACTTGATAAAGATGATGAAGAAATTGAAGAAGGAAATATGGATGGTCGAACAAAAGAATATAGAGCTCATCGTGAAAAATTAGAAGCAGCTCGCTTACGGCGTTTGTCTTCCATAGAAGATGATTTAGATAAAGCAGACCCGAAAGCATCTAAGAAAAGTTTTAAAGATCGTGAAGACAAAGATATTGACAACGATGGTGAAGTTACTGATGCTGACGAATATCTTCATAACAAACGTAAAGCTATCACTAAAGCAGTAGCAAAACAGGATGAAGCTAAGAAAGAAAAGAAGGAATCCACTCTCACAAAAGATAAAGAAAAACAGGATGAAGATACTGAAGAAGATAAAGATCATGATGAAATTAAGAAAGAAAAGAAGGAATCCACTCTCACAAAGGCTAAAATGATTGAAGAGATTGGTGCAAAAATGGAAAGTATGAAGAAGGGTAATGTTCTTAAAGCATATGAAGCACTAATGACTGAACTTGAAGACGATGAAAATATTGAAGAATCTCTTGAATCTCGTTTCAATAGAGATGAACTTAAAATTGATGTCTCTCAGGATGTTGCTGCTCTTTTAAGTGGCGAAAAGCTTTCGGAAGATTTCGAGCGAAAAGCTGCTACAATTTTTGAAGCTGCAGTTACAGATAAGGTTGAAAAAGAGATCGAAAAGTTAGATTCCAAATTTGATGAGATGGTAACAGAAGAAGTTGCCGAGATTCATGGAAGTCTTTCCACACAAATCAATGACTATATGAGTTATGTGACAGAAGAGTGGATGAAAGAAAATGAACTTGCAATCGAATCAGGTATCCGCACAGAACTTACAGAAGATTTCATCTCAGGACTTAAAGACCTCTTCCAGAAAAATTACATCGACATTCCAGAGAATAAGGTTGATGTGATTGCAGAACTGGTAGACAAGGTTGAAAATCTTGAAAAGAAACTAAATGAAGAGATGGAAAGAAACGTAGAATTGTCAATGGACAATGATGTCAAAAGTAAAGCAAGAATTGTAACAGAAACGTGTGGCGGTTTGGCAGACACAGAAGTAGAAAAAATCACGGAACTTGCAGAAAACATTAGTTTCAAAGATGCAGAATCCTACAGAGATTCTATTGAAACTCTCCGTGAGTCATATTTCCCGAAAACACCCACATGGGAGGAAGAAGAAGTAGAAGTGCTTGATGGAGATACCTCTTCAAGTACAGACGTAGAAGTATCTAGTGTAATGTCTGCAATTAACAGAACTGTCCCAAAAAGGTAGATTTTATAAATAGTAGTAAGTTTTAAAACAACACACACAGGAGAATCATCAATGGAAGCTAATGAGTATCAGGCTCTTACAGAAAGATGGAAGGATGTTCTAGATCACGAATCTCTTCCTGCAATCAAAGAACAGCACAAGAGGGACGTAACGTCAGTTCTTCTTGAAAACCAAGTTCGTGAAATGGAGAAAGTAAAACAACAGTTGACAGAAGCTGCACCAACAAACTCAACTGGTTCAGCAATTAACAACTACGATCCAATTCTTATTTCCCTAGTTCGTCGCGCAGTTCCTCAGATGATCGCATTTGATGTTGCGGGCGTTCAGCCGATGACAGGTCCGACAGGACTTATCTTTGCACTACGTTCTCGTTACCAGTCTCAGACTGGCACCGAGGGGCTTGTTGACGAAGCAGACACCGACTTTTCCGCACGTTCTGCTGGTGGAACCCTTGGTTCGGCAGATGCACATTCTGGTTCTGATCCTTCAGTTCTGCCGGGGACTTACACAACCGCTATTGGTGCTACTACTGCTCAGGGTGAAGCCCGGGGTGATGGTGCTTCTGATGGTACGCGGTTCGCTGAGATGGCATTCAGTATTGACAAACTTACTGTCACCGCTGTTTCTCGTGCCCTCAAAGCAGAATACACTATGGAACTTGCACAAGACCTGAAAGCTGTCCACGGTCTTGACGCAGAGACGGAACTTAGTAATATTCTTTCGTCTGAAATTCTTGCTGAAATCAACCGCGAAGTTATTCGTACCATTTACACAATCGCTAAGGTTGGTGCTCAGATCAATACTTCAACCGCAGGAACTTTTGACCTCGACACCGACTCTAATGGTCGTTGGTCTGTTGAAAAGTTCAAGGGTATGCTGTATGCAATCGAACGCGATGCAAATGCTGTTGGACAACAGACTCGTAGAGGAAAGGGTAACATCATCATTACTTCCGCTGATGTTGCTTCTGCACTTGCCATGGCAGGAACGCTGGATTATGCTCCGGCACTTGCTACTAACCTTAACGTGGATGACACTTCTACTACATTTGCGGGTATGTTGAATGGTCGATACAAGGTTTATGTTGACCCTTATTCTGCAAACGTAAATGCGAATCAGTATTATGTCGTAGGATACAGAGGTACTTCACCGTTTGATGCTGGTCTGTTCTATTGCCCATATGTTCCGTTGCAGATGGTTCGGGCAGTTGGGGAACAATCCTTCCAGCCGAAGATTGGTTTCAAAACCCGTTACGGAATGATTCAGAATCCTTTCGCAACGTCAAACGGGACAGGAGCAATTGACCTTAGTTCACCTGCTGCTGGTAATCAGTCGGTTTACTACAGGCGGGTAAAAGTTACGAACCTTATGTAAGGTTGTTTTACCCAAAAACATTGGAGTTCGGGGAAATGGCCGTTCAGGAAAGGCCTTAAAAAACCTAGTGAAAATAGGGGCGTCCGAAAGGGCGCCCTTATTTTTTTATCCCTAAATACTATAGAAGTGGGGGGAAATAACACTTGACATTTGCCCCATTTTGTGTTAAGCTAATAGATAATCGGTAAAAAGGATAAAATAAATGGTTACGAATCTTGCACTTTCCAGACAGCCATCAAATTTGAATCAACTAACGCCAGTACTTTTCAGATTTAATATGTTAAAAATTCCTAATGTAACATATTGGATTCAATCAGTTAATCTTCCAGGCCTTAGTGCAACACCAAAATCATTTGATAATCCTTTTACAAGGATTCATCTTGTTCCAGAAACAATTGAATTTGAACCATTAACTCTTTCTTTTCTCTTGGACGAAGATATGGTATCATGGCAAGAAATTTGGGATTGGATGGTTGCGTATGGATTTCCTGAAAATTTTGGACAATATGCTGGACGTACTACAGACAGCGCAAGTTTAAGACCAGACTCAGGCGATCTTTATTCAGACGGCACTCTTATGCTGACTACTAATAACAAAAATTACAATAAGCAAATTATATTTAAAGATTTATTTCCAACATCACTTTCTGCATTAGAATTTAGTAGTGCAGACCAAGAAGCTTCTCCCTTTGTTGCAACTGCGACATTTCATTATACTACTTACAGGTTGGAAAATGTGAATGAACCAGCAGTTCCTTTAAGTGGATTGGATCACACTGTTGGTGGAAAACCTATGCAGCCTGCGGGGTGGTAATATAATTAGAGTAAAAAATTATGATTTTATAAAATTGGAGTGAAAAACTATGAAACTTGATGAAATACAATTACTATGGGACAAAGATTCGATAATCGATAATACGGAATTAGCTCGTGAGTCCCTGAAAGTACCAGATTTGTACAACAAATATATGAAAATCTATGCACAAGAAAAACTTATTCTTGTAAACGTCAATTCAAAATACTACATCACCAAGAGAAGAATTTTTGAATACTATAGCGGAAAATCTTCTGCGGAAGTTTATGCAGAGAAGCCTTTTGATCTAAAAATCTTGAAAGCAGATTTAGACATTTACATAAAATCAGATTCTGAAATGCAAGACATTTCGCTAAGGCGCGAGTATCAGCGAGAAAAGATCGATTTTGTTGAAAGAATTTTAAGATCGCTTGAACGCAGAGGATTTCAGATCAAAAATGCGATTGATTGGGAAAAATTATGCGGAGGGCCCGTATAATGAATAATGTAAAGGATGGAATTGGAGTCGTAGTTGACAACTCAGACCTTATGGTCGAAAAAGTCGATGATGTTCATATGCGTGTCTGGTGCGATAGAGGTATTGCATATCAACTCAATCAATTCTTTTCCTTTGAAGTACCTGGCGCACAATTTATGCCTACGGTCAGAAATAAAATGTGGGACGGCAAAATCCGGTTGTTCAGTATACGCGAAGGAACTCTTTATGTAGGGCTCTTGCACATATTAAAAGAATTTGCAAAGATGAACGATTATTCAATTGGTTACATTAATGTTGTAGAAGAATTGAATACTGTTACATCGAAAGTGGTCGAGGATTTTATTAATTCATTGAAACTACCCCACAAAGTAGATGAACATCAAATGAAGTGTGTGATTAAAGCTTTGACTGGGAAACGTATGCTGATTCTCTCCCCAACAGCAAGCGGAAAGTCTCTAATCATTTACATCTTAGTTAGAATCTTATTAAAAGGTTTATCAAAGGGAAAGATATTAATTATTGTTCCAACAACTACTCTTGTGGAACAGATGTATTCTGATTTCAAGGAATATGCAAAGAAAGAAAAATGGAACACAGCCAAAATGTGCCACAGGATTTATCAGGGCAAAGAAAAAGACACTGATAAACAGATTGTGATAACAACATGGCAGTCTATTTATAGAAAGCGGGGGAAGTGGTGGGATCAGTTCAACTGTATGTTTGGTGATGAGGTTCATCATTTCCAAGCAAAATCTCTCACCGCAATTGCAACCAAACTGAAAGTTTGTCCATATAAATTTGGTTTAACAGGAAGCCTTGATGAGTCTCTGTGTCATAAACTGGTATTGGAAGGATTGTTTGGTCCCGTGTATCGTGCTGTTACAACTACACAGCTTCAGAAAGAAGGTCGTCTTGCAAACCTGAAGATCAAATGCGTTATTCTAGATTATGATGATGAGACAAAGAAAATGGGTTCTAAACTGAAATATCAAGATGAGCTAAAGTTCCTTTTTGAACATGAAAAGAGAAATAAGTTTCTTCACGGTCTTGCTTTGACTCTGAAAGGAAATACCTTGATTCTTTATAGTAGAATTGCACATGGTGAAACTCTGTTCAAAATGATAGAGGAAAGTAAAGAGGAAGATCAAAAGGTTTGGTTCATCTATGGAAAAACCCCTACTGAAGATAGGAATAATATCAGGGGAATTACTGAGAAGGAAACCAATGCAATTATTGTAGCTTCTTTTGGTACATTTTCTACTGGTATCAATATCAAGAATCTCCACAATATAATATTTGCAGCGCCGTTTAAGTCTCGTATAAGGAACTTACAATCTGTAGGAAGAGGATTAAGACTTGGCAATAGAAAATCTATTGCAAATCTATATGATATATCAGATAAGTTGGTCTGGAAGTCTAAAACTAATACTACATTTAACCATTTTATAAAACGAGCAAAAGTTTATGATTCAGAAAGATTTGAATATGAAATAACCAATATTTTCCTAGCCTAGCTGTACTATCTCCGTTGGACAGCTATAGCTTACCACACTTTTTACCATTTGTCAAGTATTTTTTTAAGGAAGGTTTTTCTTGACATTTGACCCATTTTGTGTCC